ATTTCGGGGAGGAATTTTAGATGAATGAATTAGTTAAATTAGTGGAAGAATGGGCGAAAGAAAAGCATTTAGATAAAGCAGAACCTGAAAAGCAAATGCTAAAAGTGATTGAGGAAGTCGGAGAAGTTGGGGCTGCATTGGCAAGAAACAACGAAAACGACCTAAGAGATGGCATTGGTGATGTGGTTGTGACGTTAATTATTCTCGCTATGCAAAATAACATGGACTTATACGAATGCCTAAATCAAGCATATAGCGAAATCAAAAATCGCCAAGGGAAGATGATAAACGGAGTATTCGTCAAAGAAGCCGATTTGTAAGGTTCGAGGTGGAAGAGATGCGAATTATTCTACCGATTGAACCAAAGCCACAAAGTCGCCCAAGATTCGCAAGACGTGGAAATTATGTTCAAACGTACGAAGATCGAGCGATGAAAGAATATAAAAATCAAGTAAAAAATTATCTTCGTAAATCAAGAGCAAAGTTGATTGAAAAAGGGCCAATTTCCGCACATGTGACGTTTTACATCCATCCGCCTAAATCAGCTCTAAGCAATAAACAAAAGCGATTAAAGGTAAATATGGAGCGAATGTATTGTGATAAAAAGCCCGATTTGGACAACTATTTCAAAGCAGTGACAGATGCTGCTGAAGGTATTTTATATAAAAATGATGGTCAAATTGCTGTGATGGTTTGCCAAAAACTGTATAGCATGCGACCACGAACAGAAATTGAAATTATGAGTTTGGAGGAAAAGGAATGACGAAAAACAAACTCAGAGAAACAAAAAGAGCCATTCGTCAGAGAATTCTTTTTTTGACTGGTGATGATGAATCGTGGATGAATGATCCAGAAATCGTGGAAGAGGTCCAGAGATTATCAAAGCAATTGAATTCTGATCTCATAAGCGATAAGCGACCATTACCAAAATTAGAGCCTGACAAGCTAACGAAAGAAGAATATCAGCGCTTATTAGACTTAGGCTATCAAGTAAACGATATTAAGAAAGCTCTCGGACTGGGAACAACCACATTTCAAAACTGGCGAAAGGCAAATGGCATAGAAAACATAATTAAGCGAAAAGAAAATAATAAAGTAGAGGAGACAAAACACATGAAATTTAATTTAAATACAGCAACGTTACTTATTTCAGGAAATTTT